CTCCATAGTAATTTACTTTAGATTGATTAGAGTGTTCTACTCCATCAAATTCACCTTTTATAAATTTACCCATATAAGCTTTTTCTTTTGCAAAAGTTGCAACGTTAGTAGGCTTAGGTCCTGTGTTACCTGCAGCTCTTTTTCTTTGAACAGCAGAACGTTTTTCTCCTTCTGACATTGATCTAGCTTTAGCTAATGGCACACATTTAGGATATCCTTTTCTTTTTTCTCCTTTTGATCTTCCACAAGGTGCATATGAACCATCTGCACGTTTAGATCCAATGTCTACCCATTTTTCTGCAACCCATTTTCTTAAACCGCCTGTAGCCATTCCCCCAGCTGCTTTTTTACCACCTGGAGTTACTTTGCCAGAACAAACAGCTGAAGCATACATATTTGCGTATGCACTTGGATACACTTTAAATTTTCTTTTAGCTGCTGCTTTTCCTCTTGGACAAAGTTTACCCATTTTTCTTTTTCTTTCTTTTAAATTTAAGCATAGCTCTAGATGGTTTTGCTCCACGTAATTTTCCATCCATTTCTTTAGGTAACTGTGATCTAGATATTGCCATTTTTAGCCCATTGGTGAATAGACAATTTTACCATCTATTTTTTGAGCCTTCAAGTATTGCTTCCTGTTGTTATTATCAGAATAACTGCAATGAATCCATCCTGAGTTAGGATCGTTAGGATTCCAGAACTCGAGTATACATTGATCGTAATCAAGATTTTGAACGATCCAATCGCTTACGTCTTTATTATGGATACCAAATATTTCAAAGTCCGCTGCTTCACCACGAGTATGTTGGCTACTTGGACTAGAACCTATGGCTACACAAAGAGGAACTGATCTATAACCTGAAGATACAGACACAGGCATTTTAAAATGATTTCTAACAGGCTGTAATATATTTTTACAAAGTAGTATTAAATTAGTTATCTGTTCATCATTTGGTTCGTTATCAATTCCATATCTTATAGCTTCTTGAGATTTAGTTAGTTCGTCTAATGTAAAATTTTCACTTAACTTCATAAATTTCTAAATATGTTCTTAATAATAAATTTGGATAATCAGGATTTGTAGCATACTTTTCCAATTTAACAAAGTATCTTGTAGGCATATTTAGATTATTATTTTTTTGATATTCTCTTTCTTTTCTAAAGTCTTCATAATGATGATTATTATTTAATAAATTAATATAATAACGTATAGAATCACATTTTGTTTTAAATTTAGCCACTCTCCAATTAATAGTAGAAGGTTGTCCATCAGGTAACATTCCTTTTTCTAGATTTTCAAATTGCCTTATACCAAACAAATTATTACCCTCATTTGCAAACCTAGATCTTCCATAATTAGATTCTAATGAAGCTTTAGTTACTATTAATTGTCTGTTAATTCTTTGATCTGAAGAGATGGTGCTCCTTTCTAGATAGTCTATGCACCTATTTACATTGTTTATAAATTCTTTACCTGTAACAGCCCGAAAGGCGGGTTCTTTTAATCTAGCTATATATCCAATTAAAATTAAAAATAAAAATGTTAATATAAAACTAAGAATTGTTAGTCTTTTTAGGTTTTGTATTTCTGTCATATTTTTTACATTTACATTGATTTAGTAGGCAGCAATCTCCAATTGCCAATTTGTTAATACAATTAACTTTTTTTCTTTTCATTTACTTGGTAAAACATATCATCTGTGTCATCTGTTTGCCAGTCTTTATTTTCTACATTCCATTCTGTAGTTTGTACTTTATAATCTGGCCAATGTGTTGAAGTTGTAAAGCTAGGAATACTCCACAAAATACGATTATTAGGCTGAGCTGCATAATTGCCGTTATCGAGAGCCAAAACATGAGCACACTTATGCTGATCAGGAATTTCGGAATGTTCAGTATCGATAATATTAGGTTCCGGATGTGCCCAATCAATTGTAAATAAATATTGTCCATGAATAAATTTTTTATCTTTACCTAAATATTTACAACGTTGTCCTACTAAAAAATCAAAACAAGTAATAGAAGGATAATAACTAAATGAATTCCAAAGCTCAAGATCTTCGAGATTTTGATGTTCCATTTTTCCTTGATGCACACTATCGCTGTTTCCTCTTTGAATAAAAGCAGAGATAGGAAGCCTCCAATATATTGCACCATTTGTAAGTAAAGCATGAAATAAGATCGAACGCCCTGGAATACTTGCAATAGCAAAGACCACACAATCTTCAGTTTCGCCATGATGTTTTCGTAAGTCATATAGATATTCTCTTCTTATTTTACAATAAATCGGCGGAATGTTAGCATTAAGATAAGACATAATCAATCATATATATCACCCCATGTTTCACCAGATTCATAGTCTACTTTATTTGGAACATCTAGTTCTACTGCATTCTCCATTATATCAATTATTTTTTTAGCATGTTCAGGAGATTCAACTGATATATCTAATTCATCGTGAATTTGAATATGAGCAACAATACCTTGCTTATATAATTCCAACATAGATTTTTTTGTCATATCAGCAGCAGAACCTTGTATTAATTTATTTAAAGCTTTGTATGTGTAAGCTCTTTTAATCCCTGGTCCATGTTCCTGGAGTGCATCTTCATGAGGCAATGCTTTATGCATACCGAATTGATTTGGTTCCCATAAATGAAACCTGCATAAACGACCTAGTAAAGTTCTAATTTGACCACGCTCTTGAGCTCTATTAGATGCAGAGTTCATTAATTGTTTAACAAATGGAACTTTAGCATGATACTGATCAAATAGTTCTGCAGCTTTTTCTTTTGATACACCAAGCTCAGCTTGTAGTTTTGCTTTACCCATTCCATAGAACAATCCAAGATTAATTGTTTTAGCTTGTGATCTTGGAATATTTGCCATATCAGCAACAATTTGGTGGAAGTCTGTATTAGGATCATTCTTATAAGATTCTATTACAGGATATACTGATGGGAATTGATGTAATGATGCATAGTGCACAACCAATCTTGGTTCTTGTTGTGAATAGTCAAAGCAACCCCACGTATGTCCTTCTTCAGGTAAAAACAAAGATCTAATCAAGGGTCCAAGATCCTTGTTCCTTGCTGGTAGTTGCTGTAAGTTTGGATTATTATAACTGAATCTTCCTGTTACAGTTCCACCTTGATCAGATCTTATTTGATTGATCTCTGCATGAATACGACCTTTATGCTCGTATCTAATAATAGTATCAATAAAAGTTGTATGTGCTTTATTAATTTCTCTTGCTTTAGCAATCATTTGCACTATAGGGTTAGAATGTTCCTGTAAAAAATTTTTAGTAAAGGAAGGTGCTGATGATTTCTCAGTTGTGTCATAAGGTAAGCCAAGCTTATCAAAAACTTTTGCAATACTTCTTGCTGCCCAAATCTGGGGCTCTATCCCTGTTTCTTGTTTTACTTTTAATAATAATTCATGCTCTTGTGCTGTTAGTTGCTGTTTCAGTTTGTGTGCACGTTCTATATCAACTCTTACTCCTTTAAATCTCATATCAACTAGACATGGGAATAAATCAGTTTCTGTACTAAATATTGATTCTATATCTTGATGAACTATTTCTTTTTTAAACATTTGCCAAAGTTCTAATGTAAGTTCAGCATCTTTCTCAGCATAAGCTCCAACTTCCATTGCTGGTAGTTGCCACATATCTTCTTTAGGATCTAATCCTCTAGACTTAGCTGCTTCATTTAAAGCGGCCTCGCTCTTACCATAACCAAGGTAATCCCAAGACAACATATTTAAACTATATTGAAATCTATTCTCATCAATTAATGATGCTGCAATCATAGTATCTACGATTAAGCCATTGATTTTAATACCTAATTGTCTTATCCAACATACGTCGTACATTGCATTATGAAATATTTTTAATGATGGAGTTGCCATGGTATCTTTAAACCACTCTAAAACTTTTTTACGATCCATATTAGGACCTGATCCATGGGCTATTGGAAAATAAAAAGATCGTCCTGGAACAGCGACAGCTATACCAATTACTTCTCCATTACCTATAACAGAGCCGGATCCTTTCTTTTTTAGATCAGGATCTCTCGTTTCTAAGTCTACTGCAATCTCATCATAAGATCTAAGATCTGGAAACTCTTCTGGTTCTACCCATTCCTTTTGTGCTTCAAATAGAGGTACTTTCATAATCCCTTTCTATAATCATTTCTATATAATGGATTGCTTTTAACAAATCCTGTTTCTTTCCTTTATCCTGGTGTCTGCAAATATATTTAATTGCATTGCCTTCAGCAAACAGTATCTTATTCTTATTGATAAATAAAGAGGGCTGTATTTTATATTTTTTATAATGTGCACCTCCTACTTGTTTAAAAAACGCTTTATTTGTCATAACTGATAACCATACCTTTCTTTTTTTGATTTAAATAAATAAAGATTTTCCATAGATCTTGTTACACCTACATACCAAACTCTATTTTCTTCATCTTGTTTGTCTACATTCTCAGCAGTAGCTTCTCTGATTTTTCTTGCATTATCTAATACAAGAATAACATTCTTACATTCACCACCTTTTGCTGCATGAATGGTTGATACTTCTATTCTTGGTTCTTCAGATAATTTCTCTCCATTAGATAACATACTTCTAATATAAAATTCTTCATTATGATCTGCGTTTACAAATGCATCATACCATCTAACATCTTTATTAAATCCGAGATCTTCTATTCTAACTGTCATTTTATTTTTAAATTTATTTTCATTAAATGGTTCTTCTAAATAATCGTATATGTCTTTACAGTCAGCAATTGATATTTGATTTCCTTCAGTCAAAGATGTCCATCTTAATATTGATTTATAAAGTTTATTATTAAAACTTTTTCCATACATATTTTTATAATAAAGATTATTTTGTTTTAATTGATTAGATATTTCTAAAGCTCTGTATACAGTTCTTGTTAATATTAACCATTTATCATTATTGATATCCAAATTATCAAAGTTAAATATTGATTCTACTTTACCTTGTATAATATTTCCGTTCTTATCTTTCTTTGGAAAGTATATTTTTTCTTTTCTATTACCCTGTATTCTATCTAATATAATATTTGAAATTTCTTGAACAGCTTGTGGTATACGTTCAGATTGTTGTAATACTTCTTCTACTGCTGGTTGATCAATAAATCTATTAACATCAGCTCCAGCCCATGCAAATATAGCCTGGTCATCATCTCCTGCTATAAAAATATCTTTTGATTTATCATTTAAAATATCAAACATCTTCCATTGTATTGGAGATAAATCCTGAGCTTCATCAATAAATACAACATCAAATGATGGACATTTATCTTTATTATTTACAAATTGAGTAACCATATCTGTAAAATCATAAAGATTATAAGATTTTTTATAGTTTAAAAAATTTTCATAAACGTGATTTAATACTTCAAAATCTATATCTCTGCTCCATTCATTAGTATTAAACTCATCTT